AGATATTCTTCAATATCACAACCCTTTAATTTAATTAACCACCTATTAGTTTTAAGTGGTTCAAAATATTCCCATTTATTTATCTTCATAGTCTTACCAATCCGGCCATAATTTATGATGTATTGCATACAATATGTGATTTATACCTGCGGATAAACAAGCGTCAAAAAATAATTCCTGATATAAAATATTTATTCCCCATACATATCCAACAGGACTGAATAGACATAAACTTAAAAACCATCCGCAATGAAATCCAAAACACATTGGACACCTAACTAATGAACTCCAATAAGGACTAACACCTTCAGCCCAATCCCTAAGCCATCCAAAAATCTTACTTTGGGTTACAATCGTTGTAATCCCATAACTAATTAAACTAAATAAAATTAAATCCATCATATTGTAAAACCACAAATTAAAAGTGTTATTATTATTGATAACGATATACCTAAAATGATTAATTCTTTTGTAGGTATAGGTCTCACTCTGTCAGCCGTTATTCTTTTATAGAATAAAAAACCACTCCTTAAACAATTTAAGAAACTTATTACAAAAAGAAATACTAATATATGTGTCATTTTACTCCGTGACCTTTCATTGATTTTTTTATTTTATTTACATTCTTCCACATATCCTTAGTTTCAGACATCAATTCCTTTAATTTTTTTCTCAACTTAAATGAATATACTTTCTTACCTTTAATATAATATTGTTCAGATAATATCTCAACCTCTTTTAATATATTCTTTAACTTTTGATACTCTTCCATATTATTCAGACTTCACTTGATTTATCAAACCCATATTCGTTAAATATTCTTCAACAACAACCCAATTAATAAATGGTCTGCCATATTGTATTTTATCACCATCATCATTCTTTGCTTTCATTATACTTAAAGGAGCACCCAACCCAGCATCATCAATATATAAATCCGCATAACATTTATTAGATGTCGTCCATCTCGCTTGTGTTGGATTATAACCCACACCATATAATTCAATACCATTTTCTTTAAACCAATCAATAGCATCACCCAATTCACGACCACTACGCATTGTGTTTAATATTAGTTGATGTTCATTTTCTACCAACTTTTTTAATACCGGAATTGCTCCGATATCCTGTCCTACTTGTGGATACTCGTGTGTCACACAAGTTCCATCAAAATCTACACCTATAACCATAACTTTTATTTATTTTTTTGATTTAATACAGCGATCCCACACGTAATAGCATCCGCAATATCAAAATTATTCTTCTTTAACCTACCCTTAGTATCCTTCAACCATTCCAATTTAGGATATAGTTTATTCACTTCATCAAATATTACTTTCTTCTTATCCAATGTAGCATATCCTTCTTTATCTACCTTGTAATAATGTCTGTGTTCTTCTTTAATTTCATCGATACTATCAGCCTTTTTCTTATAAGCCCCAAATAATACCAATTTATTTTTAGCCGAACCAACTTGCATTAAATTAGGGAATGCTTTCGCTCTTGAATCGTATGATGAAATATATTTAGGCGCTACACCCAATATATCATAACACATTTTAGAAATAATACCATTAAATTTTAATAGAGTTGCTACTGTATATACGTTGTTTGAACCTAGTAAAGGTTCTTCAATCCAAATATGTTTAATTGGCATACCTTTATACTCTTCAATAAGAGTTTGAACTAAGTTAGCCTTCTCATATAATAGAGAATCATTTGTAGCGTTTTTAACCTTTGGTTCAATTTGTTTAAGTTCTAATACTTTTTCATTGTTATAATCAAATAGAGCAATACCAACACAAGTTGTTGATACGTCTAAACATAACATAAATACTTTTTCCATATACGGAATATATAAAGAAATAAGAGATTGTAAAGATTATATAGTTTTAGAAAAATTAACGTCACCATTTATAATTGTCGTGAAAAAACAATTAATATCTATCCTACCAACCACACAATAAACTTCTATCTCTAAATCATCTAAAACCGAATCTTCAGGATTGTGTTGAGACAGTAAATAACTTAAATAACCAGATATAGTATGTGAATAATCAACAAAATCCGAATGAGATATTCTACGCCAACCACCACTATTAACCCATTTTTCACCATTATTAAATATTACTTCACAATCTTCATTATTCCAAATAGCGTTATCAATATCGTCATATTCTAAATCATCCCACAATTCATCCACTTTAACAATATATTTTAATGATTTAATGTCGTTATCAATTAGAAACTTATCACTATCTTTTTTAACCTGTCTTTCAAATTCAACATCTCTTTCATCGATTTTTCTTGGGACAAATAATTTCTTTTTTTCTTCCCTTAATATTCGTTTGATTAAATCTTTCATATTAAAAATCTAAATTAATTTGATATATTGTTGAGTTTTGTCTTGACTTAATTACTGGCGTAGCCAATTTAGCGATACCTACTAAATCTTTATCATCACTATATATACCTACTTCACTAATATAAGGAGTTCCTGTAAATACATTAAATGTTGGATTTACTGATCTATTAAACATAGTTTCATCAATCACACATAATAAATTAGTTTGATATACCGTAGCCCCAATATCTGTTGATATATTACCAAATAAGAAATCTTCATCCCCTAATTGTAATGTTGAATTGGTTGTATTATACGTCATATAGTCAGTTATATTAAACTGATTTCCATATGTTAAAGCCGACCAACTTAATCTTATCTTACTACTATTTAAATTAGAACCAACCATAGGGAAACCAGTAGTTTGATTTCTTACAGATGATGTCATATCATATATTGTCCATCCTGAAGGATTATATGTATCACCACTAATTGTTTTCTTTAATAATACATAAAACTTATCTGCCGTATATCCTGTCCAATTACTGAAATTAGATAAGAATCCAAATCCACCGGTAGGGAAAGATAAATAAATATCAGTAGCGACATTCTTACTTGGATTTATCGTTGAGTAGTTTAAACAAGGTAAGGCTGTCGTAAATCCTGTTGATGAACCTAACATATAACTAACCCATAATTGTTCAGTTGTTGCTGACATAATACCTCTAGTATCTACACCACAAGGATCTACAATACTTTCAGTTAATGTAGGTTTTGGTAATGTCCAATTTCTATTTGATTTATATGATAAAGCCGCATTTACTTCTTTATCTTCCATAATAGCAACTTTCAAATCAGGGAATACTTTACCAACGGCATATCCATCAATCGTATCCACTAAATCATAATATCTTAATGAGAAATCAGTATTTATTGTTTTACCTGTAAATCCTGTTGTATTACCAGATGGTAAATTAAATAAATCTAATGGTGTTGATATGTTTTCAAAATCATTATCTAAGAATGTATATGATAATGTATTCTTATCCAATATAATTCTTCTTGTATCATCTACCAATGAAATAACACCATTAGCAGTTTCACCTGAGTTTAATAAATTGAAACCAACATTTAACGATCTCCTTAAACCTGTCCCACCCGGTTTTGTTATATTTAATAATGTGAATTCATTATCAATTGATGTTGAACCTGTAAATGTGGTAATAATAACTCTATCACCCGGATTAAATGGTATTGAGTCAGTCATATTAAATATTGACACGTTCCCTCTACCATCACCATAGTTTCCTGTTGTTACGCCACTAAACGAAAAGTTCTTTCTAGTGTATAAGTTATATCCAGTAGCATTTGTTATACCACTCCAACTTAAATAGATACTTGTATTTTCAGCACCTGTGTTATATCCCACACCATAAGTTGTTTTGTCAAATAAATAACCATCTTTCTTATAGTAGAACTTCTTAGTTGCTAAAGTTTCACCTCTATCAGTATAAGCAGATACATAGAATGTATATCCACTTAACATTTTAGCCACACCTACATTTGTATAACCTGTTATTTGTAAATTAGGTGTATCTATTGTCGGTATATTTAATTCAATTTCATTTGTAAAATACTTATCTTCTGTATTAGCACTAAATGTATGTCCAATAACATTACTTCTATGATACATAAGTGTTGGGAAGCTAAACTTAGTTTTAGTCATAAACTCACCATATTCATTACCAACTGAATTGTTTGTATAATGAATAATACCCATATTTTCAAGGTTATTCGGATAGTTATTAAATAAAGTTAAAGAACCTTTATACGGGTCTGTTTTATATGGACCATAACCTGTATTGTATCCCATAGGATTTTTATTCCATACAATAGATAAGTTCCATACCGGAACATCATATTGACTTAAAGTACAAGTCCCTGATAAGTTTAAATTACCACTATCCCAATAAGCGGTTGGTGTATTTAACCCATAATAATCAGTAATAGAGTTTCCACTTGGATATACAAATATTTTAACTTGATTACTTGGGTAAGTATCTAATTTAGGTAGTAATCTATCTAAACTCATAGTAAAGTTAGTTCCCATTGTTCCTGTCACACCTGTGACTCTATACCATAAGTAAGGAACTGGAACACCAACAGATGTTTCACCACTAAAACTTATTAATATCATATCATTTATTAGAGGAGTATAAGCATTTCCTGTTGTAGCGGTTGTCGCAGATATGGTTAAAGTATTTCTAAAATCAATACTATTAGCGTTTAATATTTGTTTGTATAAACTGATTGTATTATATGAAGAACCTGAAAAGAAACCTCTAATTTTAGCAGTATTTGTAATAATATTCTTATCTACATACTGATAGTCAATAACCTTAAAAAAATTACTTGGATCTGATTCATTAGGTATTAAAGGATATTTAATATCAGGATTATTATCCTTTGGTTTAAGGATATTAAGACCTGATGGAGTAGGATAATTATAATTTACTTCACTATCACCAACAGCGAAATAAGTGTAATTTAACACACCTGAAGCAAGTTTCAATCTACCTTTATCAGTAATTTTAACATTCAATATCGGACTATTGTTTTTTATTATGTATGACATATTCTATAAATATTATTGTATTGAAAATAATTTGATATTATTTAATCTAACTTCATCTGTACTTCTAATGAAGAAATCTAACCATAGGTTTGTTGATGTAATTCCACTCATATTTATATAATGATTATAGGTTCCTGGTGTTTCTACTCTTACAACCCTATCATTATATTTAAATACATCCATCATAAAATCAGCGTTATTAGAAACATTGTATTGCAACAAATAAGTTGTTGCTGATACTGCTTTAATTAAAACATTACCTGAAAAAGTGGTAGCACTTGTTGTTGTTAAACCTGTATAATCAGGTAATCCATTTAATGTGAAATTATATTGATTTGAAGATGTATAATCATAGCTATTAGATGTTGTAGTAATCCCACTAAACCCACTAAATTGACTTGACGATCCCGATAAATATAAATTATAACTATAACCTATATTATTCCAATAAATATCTATACCAGCACCACCACCATTACTACCTCTATTATAAAAAGCAGCCTTTCGTTCAATAAAATTACCTGAATAGTCAAAAGCATCTAAAACAACATTATAGTATTGAGCACCCGATCCTATTGACGATACACCACTAAAATAAAGAAAATTAGGATAATGATTAGCATTTAATACATAACCATCAACTCTTTTATCTTTTCTTATATCACCACTTAAATATATATCCATTACATTAAATTATCACTTACATTATTAGAAGTAAATACACTACCCTCATCAATACCTCTTTTATATACATATTTTTGTATTTGGAACTTAGTATTCGTAATCTTTTCACCTACAAATGATATTGTTGTCGCAGGAACAAATTGAGTAATTAAATTACTCCAATAATCACCTATACTATCCAAATATTTTAATACGTGTATATATCTAAAACCAGTAGTTCCTGACGCATTTAAATACTCCTCATACACTTTATATAGTGTTGGGTATTGTGATATACCTTTTCTATTTCTTACATTTATAAGTCTTGAATAAGTTTCATCTAAGAAATGTTGTAACCCTTGTGGGGTTTGATTTAACCATTGACTAAACCAAGTATTACCTGATAAAGTCGTATAATAATAGTTATATACATCATTCTCAATTGGCTTACTTAACTTCAAGTTTAAATCAATAAACTTATTATTCAATATTAATCTTTCATCATTTGTTTCATAATTAGCATAACTTTCATCCACATAATCAGCCCTTACAACATCTGTCACTCCCGATACAAACCAAACTTTCTTATTATCTATCTCTTGTGTTAATTCAAATCCGTAATTTAAACCTGGAAACTTCTCAAAGTATTGTTGGTATGTTGGCATCTGATAATAGAATGTATCAGTATTATTTAATATAAATGGATAACCTTCAGTATCAACAGGTATTGTTGCAGTGTCAATCACTGTCCCTGTTTGTGCTTCCGTTAAACTAATAACCGATTCTAATTCATCAACACTAATCTTACCATCAGCCAAATAAACATATTCATTAAATTCATATAAACTTTCAGGTGCTCCAATATATTCCAATATAAACTCAATCGCCTTTCTCGTTCCTTTTGACTTGAATAGATAAGCCGAGTTTAAGAATAATCTTCTCCAAAACTCAATATCTAATTCATATGGAGTTTTATTTTTATTATTTGTAAGAACTTGTGTTGTATTAGTTCCAAATACATTTGTTAATAAATCATCTGAGCTATAAATTGTATCAGCCTTCCAACCAATTGTTTCCGCTAAGTTTTTAATTAAATTATCCGCAGCATTATTTTTCTTATCATAGGTAACGGTATTAGCGAAAGCCAATCCATCGATATATTTCTTGATTTCATCAAAACTTCTACCATAAACCTGCAACATCTTTTGTATTTTTTGATCTGGAGTATCAAAATCAATAATACTATCAGATATATAAAATCTAGCAATTAAATTAGATTTAATTTCATCTATTTCATTACCAATATTTACTAATGTCGTTATATATTGTTCTAAATAATTTACGTTAATATTTGGATTATATCCATAGAAATACGTTTCCCAAGTTATAGATGTCGTATCATCCACCAATGTATCGTCAGTATATCTACGATATTTAAATGTTGCAGTATATAATGGTGTAGAATCCCTATTCAATAAGAATTGTTGTATTTCATCAAAAGCCTTAAAAGCATTTTCTCTTTCCAAATAGTTTGGTTTAATAAGAAAATTCGCCGTTGTTGCTGAGAATATATTACCATTTACACTTATAGTTAAATAATTGTCATCCGATGTTAAACCCACCAATGGAGTTTCTTCATTATTATATTCCAATACAAACTTATCGTAATATTTAACAAGATTTCTTAAAGTAGTTCCACTAACACTATTATCTAATAATCCATCAGTTGTTAAAGTAATATTATATGGATTATATATAAACGCTATCGGTATTTGGAATTGAGTAAGATTTGTTGCTGAATTATATGTTAAACCATATAATGTTTGACTATAATAAGCACCAGCCGGAAAATCAGTAATAATACCATTTACAGCGGCCCTCAATCTTTCAGATAATGAACCATAATTAGCGTAGTTCGTAATATCTGAGTAGTTGAAGTTTATGAATATGTTTAAGTTGGTATTGTATCCGTTAGTTTGGTAGTTATACACCAAAGGATGTCCTGCCATAGGTAGCATACCTTGTGATGTGGCTATATTAGTTGTAATACTAAAATCACCAAAACTAAATAATGGAGTTCCTTTTGTAGAAGCAAATTGCAATCCTACAAGATTGTCTCCGAATACAGATGATCCATTTCTAAATTGTTTAATTGCCATTATCCTATAATATTAGCTCTACTATCATTAAAATCTATATTATCTCTCAATCTTCTAATTTCATAATTAGAATCAGTAAGAGATACTTTTTGTTCATATAAATCATATTGTTTATATATATTACCATCAAAGTCATATACGGTATAAACACCATCATCCACATTTTTAACTTGCTCACCATATAACATATACGCCAATGTTTCAACATCATATTCAACCAAATCAACTTCAATATTTACAGGATTAAAGAATGAATTAGTTAATTTAACTGTTTGGTTTGGTTGTCCGATAAAGGGAATTGCGTTAGGTTTAACACTTGGAGCTGCTGTCGGTGTTAAAGTGCAGAATAATAAATTACCACTATCACTATATCTATATCTAATAGATTTCTGACTACTATCAGTTAAATTCTGACTGATAGGCTCACATAAAAATGAAGATGTAATCACCTTAAAATAGTTCTGTAATAAACTACCATCTGAATTCACATATTCTACTTTATATCCAACTAAACCACCATTTATAAACTTATTCGTATATTCAGCAGGTGCTTGTGTGATGTCAAATACTAAACCCCTAACATCAGGTGATGAACTTAATACACCACAATCCAATATTTTAGTTCTTATTTCAGCGGGTCTAATATATAAATTATATATACCCTTTTGATTGAAATTTGCTGATGGTAATGTAAGGTTATACATACCACCCAATATTTCATTAGTATTACCACCTGTGTCTGCTGTATTATAAACAGGTGCTATTATATCAGCCGCATTTAACTTAGTAATTGTGGGTGCGCCAATAAAATCCCTTGTTGGGACATATATTGAAAACGCTTCCATATCTGAAGGTGATGCATTTGCTGGTTTCTTAGTTCCGAATGTGCTCATATCTTATAAATATTTATTTTATTATTTTTCTTGTTCTTTTTTCACATTAAAGAAATTATTATTGTATCCACTAATATCATCAACAGTATTTACATCACAAAATTTCATTATCGGTCCAAATACATTATTATTACCCCTTTGAATAAACGCATAATTATTTATCTTAGGTTTTTCAATTATACCAACCAATATATCTCTTTTAGTTATACCGGTAAAGATTAAATCATTACTACCCATACCATTTGGTGTGTATTGATAATATGTTGTCACGCCAGTCGTTGCTGAATATTCATAAAAATACAAATTCGTATTACCTGATTGTTTAACAATATATAATGTAGAACCATCAGTTAAACCACTTTTACTTACCACTTGCTTACCTGCTGACACAGAACCAACATTTACCGTCTTTCCTGTTCCATAAGTAATAAACTCAAATAATGTACTCTCAGTTAAACCTTGTGTTGTTGTCCCTGTTACTTGTTTAGCGTAATAATCAATTGTATTAGGTAAAGTTGCTGTTGGTAAAGACGTGTAAGTATTATCAACAACATATGATGTATTAAATAAAGTTGTTTTATAAGTGTTTGAACTACTATTACCTGAAATATACAAATCATATCTAAAACCAGGGTATGTCCAATTTAAACTTACTTCATCTGTTATAGATTCAAAATTATTTATTTGATTACGTTTTAAGAAATTATCATTACCATCAAAAGCATCCAAATAGAAGTTATAGTATGACGTTGTAGTCGGACTACCACTATCTGTTGCAGTTAAATAATTTCCAATATGAACGGTTTGACAAGTCTTAACATATCCAGCACTATTTGTAGCGGTTAAACATACCGTATAAGCAGTTGGGATACTTGAATATAATATTGGTGGATTTGTAGTTGATGCCGTTAATACATTTTGAACCTCCCAAAAGTAATAAAAACTTGGCGCTATTGATGTATTTACAATACTAACAGCAGTTGTTCCACTTGGGTAAGCAACAAAGTTTATATCACCCAATAATTGTTTAATATCCCAAGCAACATTATCATACACACCAATTTCTCTTGTATCCACATCTAACATAAAAGGTATTTGTATGATACCATTAGTAATATTTAACGTATTACCTCTAACTGGTAGTTGTAAGCTACTAAATTGATTTGTCCCTATTTTTATTTCTATTTTTTCCATTATCCTTCAATTGGTTTTGGTAAATTAGGTGATGGTTGATTTGTAACTCTCACATCCGATATTATTTTTTCATACATAGGTATTATTGTTGTCCCACTAACAACAGGATTTATATCAAAAGCCGAAGTATTTGGGTTAAATAATCTAACACCATACGTTTTTGTTGATGAACTAACACTTAGTTTTATGTAAGTATAATTATCAGTAAATTGTGTCCTATAAAAAATTGTTCCATCCTTATTTGGGTTTAATATATCACTTGTGGTAGCACCTGACTTCGTAACCATTTGAACGGCTTTACCTGTTTTTGGATTATAAAACGCCACTTGTAAATAAAGTTCAGTTATATCACTGCTTTTAGGTAGATAAATATTATTACCCAAAGTTTTATTATATCTATCCAAATTTAAATTAGGTTTCCTAACCGAATCGTACGTCACACCCTTTGGGGGGTTATAAAAATTAGCGAAATTAGGAAATATACTTAATACAGATGAATAATTTATAGCGTTATACCCAACCAAATTAAAACCTGTTTGTCCTGTTTCACCTGTAAATATTAACTTATTATAGTAAAACTGATCGTATCCCGTTGTAGTTGATTTAGCACCAATTAATATCTTATCTACTTCTTTTCTATTAGAAATAGTATTACTATTAAAATATGTGAATATAAATTGAGCATTTGACATTGCTTGATTACTAATTGTAGCGACATTTACTTCTCTTATTTTCTTAATATTCCCACCACCAACATTAATCTCCCATTCATTTGTATCACCAACATTAGTTCCGATTATTTGATTTTCAACCGGTTGTAAATTAACATTATCTCTTAATGTGTTAGCATATGAGTTAATAAAATAACCACTACTTTTTGTAAAGACATTTTGTTTATTATAAGGATAAAAAGGGTTAGTTGCTTCATCACCTTTATCATCCCCACAACAAAAGAAATTAAATTGATAGTTTAGGTTTTCACCTTCGTATTGATATAAATCCACTTCAAAATCTACAATAGGGTTTATATTACCCGAACCTTCAGTATTTACCCAATCCCTTATTAAACCTTCCTTATCATCGGTAAAGTTTAATGTGAATGGTATATTTAATGTTTTTGTTTGATCAGTATTCCTTATTTCCATTTTAACAAATATCTATGTCATTTATTGTTTGTAAAGTTCCAAGACCATTATTATAATTATAATTAGTATTATAACTTAAACTTCTCCTATTACCTGTTATTGGATTCCAATACTTACTTCTAAATGGTAATATAAAATTATTATATACATAATGCTTACCATTTAAGAATGGGAAATTAGTTCCTTTACCTGATTCATCAATATCACCATTAGGGATTAAATCTCTCCATTGCCATATATTTAACTTATCATTAAATACCGCCCAAGATTGTTTATCTTCAACATTATTACTACTATATATAGTATTTGTTAAATATTTCAATATTATAGGATTTAATAAATCTGTTTTAGCGTATGTTGATGTTGTAGCCGTAAATGTGGTTGAACCTGTATATCCATACAAATCTTTTAACTTAAATAAGTAATTTGGCATCTGTAAAACATAAGTTTGTAATTCCCTTTCATTATATTCAACAATATCACCATAAACACTATCACCGATATTAATTGAATCAGCAATACTTAATTTTGTTTCGTAATCACCTAAATAATAAACAGCGAAATGTTCAAACATTAAATCACTTAGTTTTACATTATATGAATCACCATAATATTGTAAGGTATAAAGATTCGTATATCCTGTTGTTGGTAGATTACCATAAGTAGTTGCCGATATTACAGCGTATAACCCACCTAATTCATAACCTAAAATAGTTGCACTTGTTAAACTATCAGTCGATCCGGTTGCAAAATAAAGAGTTCCTCCGATTGGGAAATCACTTAGTTGTCTATTGATTAAAACCATAGAATTACCAGGATATAAACTACTACCAGCAATTTGTGATGAACCATAATTTGTTAAGGTAGGTTTAATACCTAATAATGAAAAAGTATTACCTGATGTATCACCAATCGGTTTCTTTGAGTATTCGCTAAATAGTGAAAAATACCTCTTAGAATTGTAATTAAAGTCGTCACCTTTTCTATATACAATAGATCTTGTTAAACCTGTCATACCTTCATAAGTTGGGTATGAATCCGTAAAATCTATATATGTTCCAATACCAAGTTCCGTATCAGTATCAAATACAAAAGTATCGTCAGGTAAATAAGTTCCATCAGGTGTTATACTACCATTTCTATATGTATTTGTTAAACCTGAAACCATTAAACCTAAACCATATGACGCTGTATCGTGATATGAACTACCACTTAAAAAGAAATTAGTGTTATTCATATATAATTCCCTTGATATAAATCCATTCCTAGCACCATAATACTCATCATAAAACTTATTTTTAAGTTTAGTGATTTTTTGAGTTGTTGTTGATGTGGTATTCTTTTTCTTAAAGAAATAAGATATACCGGTAATTGGAACACCATTTTCATCATATAAACCACTAACATTAATTTCATTAGTATTAGTTAAATAATAATTATTATTCCCAAAACCATTTTTAGATAATGGTGTTGTTAATGTATAGTTATCACTATTCTCAATTACTTTATATTTCCTAATATAGTATTGAGATAAACTACCACTATCAGTTGGAGTTAAATATCTTTTAAATTGAATGTATGTTCCAGTAAATCCACTTAGTTTAATTGTGAATAATTTATCACTCACACCATTATTTTTAGAACCAACACTCACAACAGGGAATATACCTAAATTAGTTGATGTTATACCTGATATTTGTTTTACACTTACATAATCACCAATTTTAAGATTATGATTGAAGTATGAATTAAATACGGTGTTTGTTGTTGCACTTATTTCAAATAATGTTAAACCTGGATTATATTTTGCGGGTATCCCATCACCAATTGTAAATGTATTTGTTAAACCACTTTCAATAATATATAATGGAATTGTATCGTCTTTATCGTTTGAATACATTGAAAATAAATCCCAATTTTCCGTATTACTATTTAAGTATTCTAAATATTGTTTAGATGGTACAACTGAATCAAAATAATCGTCATATGATAATAATTTCTGAGTTCTATATTGATATGGTTCTCTTTGAACCAGTTTATAATTTACTAATCCTTTAAACGCATACGTGTTTGAGTATCCACTTATAACTGTGTCTGGTTGGAATGTATAGACATCCGTAGCGGAAGTATTAGTCCAACCATAATAATCCCTTAACGATACGTCAAATCTAGTATTCGCTGTTAATTCGTATGAATCCGGCCATATATTTAACCAACAATATTGTTGATAAGCTTTTATCGTCCTAATATCACCACTAGCCATAGAATCCGGTAATCCCATAAAACCAGCAATTGAATGGAAAGCATAACTTGTTTTTAATAACCCATTATCACCTGTTTTAGCGGTAACAAAGAATGAATATGTTTGATATTTAGGTATTTTAATATTCATATTACCCCTAAATGTGTATAGGTTAGTTCTTAATGCGTTAGATTGAGTAAAATCAACTTCAGTTGTCCCTGTTAAAAACTTACCAATATTTATCCACCCTGTTGATGCACTAACAATTATTGGACTACCGGCAGTATTTGTGTAATTAGTGGTTGTATATGAACCATCTTTTTTAATATCGGTAGGTAAATACCAATAATCTAATAATTCAACAGTTTGTTCAGATGAAATCGTAGTTAAAGGTGATATATTCGTGACAATAATATCGTCATATGGTGCCGTTAAACTAAAAATAGCGGATTTAGCTTTAACTCTACTATCTTCAACCACATTTGTATTTGTGACTACTTTTACGGGGTCATATAATAAATCAATATTACTTAATGATGAATCATATGATGTAATACCTTGAGCAATACAATAAAAAGTCTGAGTAATATTAGACACATAACTATAATCTAATACATTACCATAACTAGTGGCCTCAATTTGAACCTTAACGGTATCACCATTAGTAAATGTTATACCACTTGTTAAAATATTTGGAGTTATTGTTTTTCCAGCACCTGCATTTATATTATTATTATATACTTGTTGTGAATATACAGTATCGACACCATTTTTAATAAAATTAATATTAACAGTAAAATTATGTGGGGATACGTCAGTATTTTTAAAATTAATCTTTAATGTGGTTCCAAATACATATACACCTGTTTCCGGTATTGTAAAAGTAGATGCCCCGGTATTATAACCACCAGAAGGATTTTTTATAGCCGTTGGGAACGATAAATCCGATGGGGATGTAAGATTGCTAAAATTAGGTGTTGATATTATGTTAATCGCACTAAAATTTCTTGGATCATTTGGGTTATTTATCCCTTGTTTATTTATAGAATAATTCGTATTATAGTTCTTAAAATAGTTGTTTATGAATGGTCTATTTAAAGCGTTACTATAATACATACCACCTACTTTAAGATATGTTCTAAACAAATCAGAATCTTGTCTTTCAGCGACAAATTGCTCACCTGAACTAACCGTATAATTATATAAACCTTCAATTGAATTCTTTGAGTCATTTTCAAGGTTTAATTTAATTTGGATATCTTTATCAGGACTTCCAATGTATTTTTTATTCGGTAATAATATTTTCTTATTCTCCATTTTAGTTTATTTCGTTATATATAAAATCTCTTAATTTCCAATATTGATTACAAAAGAAATAATAATTAATTGTTTCATTTTCATATGGGTTATTTATTTGTGTATGTTCAACAATGTTAAACATCTCATCTGTTATTGGATAAAGCATTAAATCCATTTCGGTTAATTTAGGAGCATTAAATCCACCACTATTTGTATCAAAAATATCTTTTCCAGCTCCGATTGGGTAATACACAGTATCATATTTAGTAGCCTCAAATGTCGGTAAATACATATTGCCAATAATTAAAGGGAATACATTACCTGTTGGTATCTTATAAAAATTTATATTTCCGTTTTGTAATCTAAAACTCATACGTTCATTTAATCTTTCAGTATGAAAATTAAAATAAATTAAATCGTTTTCTTGAAAATAATAATTAAAATCTAAATTCCATGACCTACCTTCGTCTTTCCACTCATAATCATCTGTTGCAGTTACATCTTGTGGTTGTTGATATATTTTTATGTTTTGACCATTTCTATACACCACAATTTCCATATGGTATTTAGCATAAATAGGTAAAGATTCTTGCCAACCTTGCAATTCAATACTACCTTTAATTTTATAATTACCACCACTACCTACATTTATTTGGAAATAACTATTTGTTGTATCACCAAAAACCCAAGAAGCTACATCCGGATTTTTATTATCAACCACAAAATCAAGTCCCCCATTATTACTACCGGTTTTTCCAATAGTACCATCAGGGTAATATCCGGTATCTAAGTTATAATTTTCTAGGAAACCAGTATTCCAAGCATAAGGACCATCATCGTCTAATGGTAATACATTCGGACCTAACGCACTTTTAATTGAGTTAATACCTGTTGTTGTTATAGTAGTAATAAGTTGTGTATTACCTGATAATGGTTTTGTTGAATAGCAATTTGGCATTGGGGTATATCTACCTTTTTTTAAGGTATCACTATACGTTAGCGTCCCACCACTTAAACCATTATTTTCAACATTTAATGCCGAATAATAACCATACTTTGTCCATTGACTTGCTATTGTATAAATATTACTCCTCCTATTAGTATAATCCCAATTCAATTCAGCTCCATTTCTATACTTTGTCCCAACATCTTCTTTTGGATATGGATAATAATTAGTATTTATTGGGTTATAATACCCATTTGGGAATGGTGATGATGGATAGTATTGAGCGTTATATTTAATATTAAATCTATTAACTGTCGTTATACCAGTTGAACCGTCATAACCTATTTGTTCCACAAAATCACCACTATTATTTAAGTTAAATCCTATACCTGATGCTCTTGAATAAGTTTTATTATCGTTCATATTAACATTAACATTATTATTAATGTATATCATTAAACAATAAGGTGTTCTCGTAAAAATACCTGTTGGATTCTTAGTGAAATCATCATTTGTTTTATACCAATTACCTTCTTCATCAATATTATACCTATCCCATTTACAAGGTATCGCAGCATAGAATGTTCCATCAGGAGCAACATCAGCCGAAATATCAGGATCAGTTTCATCTGTTCCATCCAATAAAAATGCTACTTTACCACCCATATTTTGTTTAGATGTTGCTAAAGCCATATTATTTATTGTATATGTAGGTGTCGCCGAATTAAAGGCTGCGTAATCAGCGTAAAATGAACCAATAATATAATTACAAGGTTGATATCTATAATCTAATTTATAATCATACCTATTTATACCAATCTCACATTGATCAAAGTCACCAAAAAATGATTTAATTTGAACGTCTGTTGATCTTGATATTAAAACACCCGCAGTATTATCAACACCATTACCATCATTAGGAACTTGTTTTTGTATTACTGATACAGTATCCCCAGCTTGATTTTTTAAATTACCATTACCACCAAAACTAGTTGCGGTTGCTCCGGTTATAACCGTTACCACAGTCCCACCTTCACCTATACCAGTTATATTACCCAAAGAAACTGATTGTCCGGCAGTATTACCTGTAATAGAATCACCACTATTAGCACTTATCGGAGAACCATTTAATCTTTGATCTTTTTTAAAGTTTTTCTTATCTTTATTACCTGTCGCTAATTGTTGAACCGGTGTTGTACTTAATGAACCAGCATCGGTACTATCAAAATTCATCACTAAACTACCCTTACCTAATGGAATACCTAAAATAGTGTAATCACCATTTTGATTGGTTGAGGTTACGAATTTAAAATATTTTTTATAAACATATTCCAAAGCTGAATTAGCCATCACCTCATCTTCACTTGGAAATCCACCAACAGGATAATGATTTTTATTAACCTTATAATTCGGTAAAAAAGGGTATTTATTACCCATAATGTCATTATATATGGAACTAATAGTTATATCATTTTTATCATTATCATCTAATGGTATTACATAACCAACTTTAACATTTTCCATTGGGAAACTATTACTATCAACAATTCTACCCATAATAATACCCCAATCCCCACAAGGGTTAGGGTATGCATCCGTTCCATAAATGCTTAAAGTTAAAATATCAAGCACATCAAAATCTTGTTCAAGATTTACTTTTAAGTATTGATTTTGCTCAGGAAGTATTTTAGTTTTAATTCTATATTTATTCATTTATATATAAATAAAAGAAATTCAAAAAATCTAAAGAAAACTATTTATTAAAATATGGCTAGTATTGGTATATTTTTTCCATTCACAGAGAGTGATACTGAATTTGTTAAACAAACAACAACAACTAATGATGAAATACGTTCATCATTGACGCATTTATTATTAACTAATAAAGGTGAAAGATATTATAAACCTGATTTTGGAACAAATCTTAGGAACTTTATCTTTAATCCGAATGATAATACCACCTATGATGCAATGAAAGAAGAAGTAAAAACTGCGGTTACAAAATACTTCCCACAATTACAAATAACCGATATAATAATAAACATAGATCCAAATAACGAAAGAAAAGCCAATCTTCAAATTAAATACATAAACAATGGCTCAATATTTGGAAAGCAAGATACAATTAATATTACAATATAATGGCAGAAAGAAAAATATCATACGCAGAACGTGAATTCACAGGTTTAAGAAATGAACTTATTGGTTATGTTCAAACTTATTACCCTGATTTAATTACCAACTTTGGTGATGCTGGTTTATTCTCAGTATTAGTAGATATCAACGCAGCTGTTGCTGATAACTTAAACTTCCACATTGATAGAAGTATCCAAGAAACTTATCTTCAATTTGCACAACAAACTAATTCAATCTATAATATCGCTAGAACCTATGGTTTAAAAATACCAGGAAATAGACCTTCAGTCGCTGTATGTCAATTCAGTATAAATGTTCCTGTTGATGGGGATAAAGAAGATGTAAATTATTTAGGTATCCTTAAAGCAGGAACTAAAATTAGTGGTGGTGGTCAGGTATTCGAAACCTTAACTGATATTGATTTTTCTTCAACAATCAACTCAAATGGTTATCAAAATAGATTAAAATTACCAATATTTGATGCAAACAATAAAGTTGTTTCATATCAAATAATTAAAACAGAAGTTGTTGTAAATGGTGAAACCAGAACACTTAGACAAATCG